CCATACCTCAGAAGAGGGTGATTTTCTTCAACTACGGCAAGGACAAGACACAGAAGCGCACGTTCAAGCTGATAAAGGAAAACTCTGATTTGGATATGGAGTTTGATTTGAAGAGGAATGACTACTACGAGGTCATCGAAACCCTGCCGAAGGAGTCGTACTTCTACTTCATCAGCAACAGTCCGTATCTGAGGAATATGCACAAGCTGGCCATGTGGGACTCGTCAAGCGGAGAGCGTTGGTCTGCCGGACGTTTCCTGTACTGCAACAAGCCAAGCAATCAGAACCAGGTCAACACGTCATACAAGTCAAACCACATCGAGGTGAATGAGATCGTGCCTCCCGATGATTTGATTATTGACAATCCCAACAGCCTAAAGATTGTTCGGGTCAGTTCCACTTGCCTGCATTGCTTGCAGAAGAAATACATCAAGAAAGTTGACCAATGCAGCATGTGCACCTATGCCTTTGTCGTGATGTATGAGAAATATACGCTCGGTGGGTTCGGGTTCACCCTCCCACAACACAAGGGCTACGACCTGTTCCAGCTGACGGACTTCTGCACTAACAACAATATCCCTCGTCTTGCGAAGCTGATATTGCTCTGCATTCAGACGACCGGAGTGCAGAAGGAATTGAGCCGACGTATGCACAAGCTGTGTGAGAAGGTCATTTCCTGTGCCTACACGCACAAGCCTGTCAGCATGAAGTATCGTGGTGTCTATACGAAGGTGAAGGAGCATTGCACCTCATCCTACCTCGCCTACGAAGGTCAGCTTGGCAAGTTCTCCACGAACAAAGAAGTAATAGAGAAATATAAAAAAATGCTTAAGAATAATGGAAATTGAAGACAGATGGAAGTACGAGAAGGTTGACATCAACCTCATCGACGAGGCTGAGCTGAATGCCAACGAAATGAGTGGTGAAGATTATGCTCAGTTGTGCGACAATATCGGAAAGGCAGGATTGAGCAGCGTGCCATGTTGCTATAAGAAGAGCAACGGCAGGTTCGTGATGATTAGTGGCCACCACAGGCTACGAGCGTGTAAGAAGGTAGGCTTTAAGCGCATTGGCATACTCTATGTTACAGAGGAGGAACTGATGCAGGACGAAGCCATTGCCACCCAGCTTTCGCATAACTCCCTGCATGGAGAGGATAATCAGAGTATTCTGAAAATCCTGTTCAGCAAGATAAAGAACGTTGACTTCAAGAAGTTCGCCCACATCAATATCGATGAGGTGAGTCCTATCAGCACGGATGGTATCAGCATCTTTGCTCTGAAGGAGAACTTCGTGTTTACGATTATCCTCTACCCTAACTCATTCGAGAACTTGGATGAGTTGTACGGAGATATTCGTGAGCAGGCCAAGAAGAGTGACGCGCTCATTCTTGCAGACCAGGAGAACAATGAAATGCTCTTGCTGAAGCTTCAGCAGGAGATCGGTAACCAGTATAACATCAAGTCGCCTTCCATCACGTTCGCCAAGCTGCTGCAGCTGGCCAAGGAGAGGCTTGAAGAAATCAAGGAGGATAAGTAATGATTTGGAGTGTAGTAAGTAAATCAGAAATGGAGGGCTTCGGTACAAGCCCCGTGTTCCGCTTCTATCGTGAAGTGCTCGGCAAGGAGAATATCAAGCTTGCGGTAGTCGATGAGGACGATGATCTGGACTTCGTAGGTCCGGATGATGTCGTTCTGCTGAGAACGGCAAGCAAACCTCTCTTAGACACCATCGAGAGGAAGCACATCAAGAGTACGGCTGAGAGCTATGAAGCCTACGAGACGATTAAGGACAAGGCGACATTTGCAGACTTCTTGCAGGAGCATGAGATACAGGTTCCCCATCAGTTCACCATTGACGAGGTGGAGGACGGAAAGGTGTATTTCGTGAAGCCTCGTTATGGTAGTGACAGCTTCGGCATCACCATCCATAACATCTGCAGGACTAAGGCAGAAGTGAAGTTCCAAGTCATGCGTCTGGAGGAGCTTGGGTATGAGAGTATCATCGAGGAGTTTATAGAGGGCAAGGACTGCACCGTAGCCTGCTGCTTCCTCGGAGAGGGTATCACCACAGCCGCTATCGAGGTGGAATGTGACGAGACGGAAGGTATTCAGACCCGTGACTGCAAGGTGGGCTTCAAGGAATACTGCTCAGAGGCACAGGACAGCGAGGAGCTGGAGTCTGTAGCATTGGAGGTGTTTGAGGCTCTTGGATTGAAGCATCATGCTCGTATTGACTTCCGCAGGGATAGCGATGGTAATGTCTTTGTGATAGACGTGAACCTGCTGCCCGGCCTCGGACCGATAGACCACTTCTCCAAGTGTTTCCTGCTGACGAAGAATTTCTCCTATGCAGATACTATGAAGATGCTTGTTTTGTCAGCGATAAACCAGTAGAGATATGGCTAAGAACATACCGATAGAGACCATTGTTAAGATATACGAGAAGAAGGGTTGTAACATCACGGCAACCTGTACGGCTCTCGGCATATCACGAAAAACATTCTACGAGTGGAAGGATAAGAAGAAGAAACTCGCGGAGGGTCTGGAGGAGGTCGATGAGTCCATCCTCGACTGGGCAGAAAGCAAGCTGCAGGAGCATATCCAGAACGATGATCTGCAGGCTTTGATTTTCTTCCTGCGTACCAAGGGCAAGAAGCGTGGTTACGTGGAGAAGACGGAAACCGATGTCAATATCAATGCATTCGAGAAACTGATGCAGGAATGTGAGGACGACGAATGAACAGGGACAAGCAACAGAAGAAAATGCGAGCGTGGCGCGAAGACTGGTGTTTATTTGCCAAACAGGTGCTCCACGCTCGTCTTGACGATGAGCAGAAGGAAATACTCCGTGCTGTTCAGAATGAGCGCATGGTGGCCGTTGCTTCGGGTACTGCCAGAGGCAAGGACTATATCGCTGCTGTTGCTTGTCTGTGCTTCATGTACCTCACTCCACGATGGAAGGACGGCAGATTGGTAAAGAATACAAAGGTGGCTATGACAGCACCTACGGACAGACAGGTGGGTAATATCATGGTGCCGGAGGTGAGACGTTTGTTTAAGTCCGCTGGAGTGCTCCCAGGCCGTCTCGTGTCCCATGATATAAGAACAAGCTATGAGGAATGGTTCTTGACGGGTTTCAAGTCGAGTGCCGACAATACGGAGGCTTGGTCTGGTTTCCATGCTGTCAATACGATGTTCGTGGTCACGGAGGCTTCGGGTATCTCAGAGACGATTTACAATGCCATCGAGGGTAACTTGCAGGGCAACTCCCGTCTGCTGATTGTGTTCAACCCAAACATCACTACTGGTTACGCTGCCAAGGCCATGAAGTCGGCACGTTTCAAGAAGTTCCGGCTGAACAGCCTTCATGCGGAGAATGTTGTCAAGAAGGAGAATGTGATACCAGGCCAAGTGGACTATGAATGGGTGAAGGATAAGGTCGAGAACTGGTGCATCCCCATCAGAGAGTCCGATGTCAATGAGGGAGAAGGTGACTTCGAGTGGGAAGGTCACTGGTACCGCCCGAATGACCTCTTCCGTGTCAAGGTGCTTGGAATGTTCCCGAAGGTGGCCGAAGACGTGCTCATCCCTTACGAATGGGTAGAGCTGGCCAACGAGCGTTGGAGGGAGTTGAACGAGGAAGGATTTGTCCCGAAGAAGAAATGCCGCCTCGGTGTCGATGTCGCAGGTATGGGTCGAGACTCTTCAGTGCTGGCACCTCGATACGGCAACTACCTTGGAGAGTTCGAGGTTCATAATTCGGCTGGTGTGGCCGACCACATGCACGTCGCAGGCATGACAGTTCCCTACCTCCAGCAGAAGGGTGTGAAAGCCTTTGTCGATACCATCGGTGAAGGTGCCGGAGTCTATTCACGATTGAAGGAGCTTGGCTACGACCATGCCTATTCCTGCAAGTTCAGCGAGAGCGCATCAGACCTCCATGACATCACGGAGGTTTATACGTTTGCGAATATGAGAGCCTACCTGTATTGGGCATTGAGGGACTGGCTCAACCCGAAGAACGGCTTTGATGCTGCCGTTCCTCCCAATGACTATTTCATGCAGGAGTGTACGGAGGTGCATTGGAAGTTCCAGAGCAGCGGATCGATTATCATGGAGTCGAAGGATGACATCAAGAAACGTCTCGGCAGGTCGCCGGACTACCTCGATGCCGTTGCCAACACCTTCTACCCGAAAGACTACGAGGTGGTACAGGAGAGCGAGATATTCAAAGATTTCCTCTGATTTCTGTGGCCGATTGGAAAATTTGTTGTATCTTTGCAGCGTTTCTTATATAATGAAGCTGCTTTCACGCAGTTTTCATTGCTCTTGCCAGTCCAAGTCGTGAGACTATGGGCTGGTTTTTTTGATGCC